GAATCACCATTTTATGAACAAAAGAAGAATCATTATGATTCACCTGAATCACCATTTTATGAGCAAAAAGTTCAACAAGACCAAAAGAAAAACCATTATGATTCGCCTGAATCCCCGTTGAATTAGTTGCAAAGTAAAAAGAAGAAAACTTTGGTACGTCAATGCTTTGTCATTTCATTATATCTATTGTTTTTGTTTAATCTTTTTAAGAATGGGAATCAATCTTCGTCTTTCATCATTGGTAACTTGAACAATATAATAACCATTTTTTTCATCATAAGTGCATTTACAAACAAATTGACCATGTATTTCAGATATATTATTCCATTCTTTGCTTGAAATACAGAATCTAGTACCTGTTTCAAATGCTTTTAGCATTATTGATACACAGTCACCAGTAATTCGATATGTTAAATAAAATCTATCCATTAATTAAATAGAAATATGTGACAACTAAAAAAAAATTAAAATCATTTTTTCTAACAACTTCTTTTTTCTAATCTAAAAAGTTAAAGTTTCCATTTATTTATTAATTGCATGAAATACTCTAATCGAAGTAAAATATCCTTTGAAAAACTGAGATTCATGTTAACTTTATAACGGAAATAGCTCATTAAGTGTATATCATCCTTTAATATTAAATAATATGCAAGAAGATAGAAGAGTTTAACCACTGTAAACTTTCCATAAAATACATACATATGCTGTATCCAAAAATTTAATAGTATACTTAAAGCATATATGTAAAAACAAGCACTAATTAAGCTTTCCTGTACTCTTTTATCATTTAAGTGACGTAACCCAAGGTATGTATTAACAATATAGGGGACAGCTGACAGATATGTTAATGCTAATAAGGCTTGATGTAAACCAGTTATCCTATAATCACTAATGGCGCTAATAGTTCCCAAGACGCAAACAACGGTGTGGTGAATTTTTGTATCGCGAGCTAAACCAGGTACGACTAAGAGTCCTAAAAAGTCGATAGATACATATACGGTACCCCAGAAAAACATAGTATCATTATCCCATTCATTATATAATATAACTCTGAGTAGCTGAGGCAACGTCATAAAAACCAATATAGAAAGTACGAATGACTTTGAAATGTTTTTTAATGTATACATCACTTTGGCAAATTCTAATTCCTTAATTTCTGGATAATACTTGCAGAATATGCCATAAAACAATGCATACAATGTTAAATTGCAAAAGCATAAGCCAAACAACAATAATATATAACTGTATATTCGAGATGATAATTCATTATAGGGAATGAATGCCCAATCATTCTGAGTAAACACAATCATTATCTAAATTCAATATTAAGAAGACTTCAAAGACAAAATAACTCATACTTCATTTTTTCTGAAATTATTTTAAATGTAATTAGCTACTACAAGTGGAACAATCACTAGAATGTTCAAAACAATCTGAACACTCGCATTCAGTACTACAATATGAATCACTATTACTATCATCACTCTCATCACTAGTTTCACTGCTACCACTAATTTCACTGCTACCATCACTACTCGTTTCATCACTGCTATCACTAGTTTCACTACTACCATCACTACCAGTTTCATCACTATTATCATTATCATTATTAAATTCGGTTAACTTGTTGATAAACTTTACTCGTTTTTCTTTGTTTATCTTCTTTTTTAAGACATTTAAAAAGCATATATCTTGAAAATCATAAAAGAATGTTTTTGATGAAACGGGTAAACACATATTGTTTACAATAACATCTCTTGCATCACTATCACTTAGATTAGATGCTTCATTTATGATTTGATATAATAATAGATTGATTTGTTTAGCTTTCAAACTCTTTTTGTTTTCTTTTATATAAGTATCTAGATATTCAACATTGATAATGTTATAACCATCAGTTGCATAAAAATAGTCATTTGCGAATTTAGTGATTATATAATCAATTTCATCTTTTTCAGCATTCGGAATAACAGCAGTCTTTAATTTAATTGCTAGACTTTCATAACTAGTTACCATATTCTTATCTAAAAAAGTTTCACACTCATGAATTAATTTTCCATACCTCAATGTTTTACTATATTTATTAAAGATCTTGCTCTGTTGACTTAGTATCTTTGCATATTCTACCTTTTTATTATAGGATGTACCACAAGATTTAAGCAATAAATTGCTTAAATCATGATTGGGCTTGATATTGGGATGTAAAGTAGCTTGACAGTATGGACATTTCGAAGATAACGTTAGTGTTTCTTTATAGCATGAAGTGCAGTAATTATGACCACATGTATTAGTAACTGGTAAAATAAGTATGTCCAAACATATAGAACATGTAAATTCCTGTTTGATTAATTTTCTCAAAATAAGTGTATTTTTATTGATTCTAACCTTCCTGCCCATTATTATTAATTAAAACATAAGAAAGAATATTTTAATCAATTTTATTTACGAACCAGAATTAGAAGGATTAGTAGATTCAAAGCAAAATTGAGTCGGCTGGAAGATATAGCCTTTTTCCCTAGGTTTTTTTAAAAAAGGCTATAAATATCAAGTACAGCATAAACAGCCATCTGGCAGGAAAATATTAACAGCACTATCTGCTAAAGGACCCAAGATTTTTTTAAGTCTATGTCTGTCGCTATTGCTTGGGTTAGGTTTTAGGAGACATCCTGATTTATACAAACACTGTTTAGCAAGCTCTCCTTGATCATAGGATGCTATTTTAATACCAATATACATAGTATATTTCATATCATCTGGCATAGGGAAACCATGTCCTGTATCATGTGAATCTAAACCAAGTCTAGATGCAATCCATTCGATACTTTCATAATAATAATTACCATCATCATTATCAGGAAAATGTAGTAGTTCAACTCCATCCTCATTGGTAACTAAATTCAAGCACCAATTATCTCTTATTTCGGCTCTATCCTGTTCAGAGCAAACAGATAAAAACCAGTCCATAAGCTTGTTTATGTCCTTATAATCTGATATCGGAAAACCATAAAAACTTATTAAATTAAAATAGTAAGGCATCTTAACTATATGGGTCTAGATTAAGAAGAATTATCTTAGTTCAATTTTTTAAACCAATCAACATTAGCCAATAAAAGCATTTAGTTTACATACAATTTGCGATAACGCGTTGGATTCTTGCTATAAAGTTTTTGATAAGCGGAGCAAACCTCTTCAATTGACATTGAAGTAGTATCATAACCTGCATTTCTTAAGTCAGAATAGACGAAAAAACAGATACAAGGAACATCTTCAACACGATGTGAAGTTATATGATGAAATGATTTTTTGTAAACATCACAAATTTCCGTATCTGTCATCGTTAATACATCGTAACCAGATTTATACAGGTGGTTTAATACTGAATCAGATATACTTGTATCTGATTCCTCTATGCTATTCTTAGGAGTTAATACTAAATCATCTGATGAAAGAATGATCATTTCTTCATTGTTATCTTTTAAAAGATAACTAACACCTATATATGTTGTAATAACTGTGATGACAAAATGAAAGACATACTCCATCTTATATTAATTAATAATTAATCAAAATGAACTAATCGCATCAATATCATTTTTTCTTTAAGATAATTATTGGTTTTCTCTTTATCTCTATTTTGATTTTTGGCTTTTTTTCGGGTTCTAATTCTCGTTCTCGTTCTCGTTCTCGTTCTCGTTCAGGTTCTGTTTCTTGTTCAGGTTCTAATTCTTGTTTAGGTTCTTGTTCTAATTCTCGTTCTGGTTCTTGTTCTGCTTTTAATTCTGCTTCTTGTTCTAATTCTGCTTCTTGTTCTAATTCTCGTTCTTGTTCTTGTTCTTGTTCTTGTTCTTGTTCTTGTTCTAATTCTGGTTCTTGTTCTGCTTTTAATTCTGCTTCTTGTTCTGGTTCTTGTTCTAATTCTGCTTCTTGTTCTTGTTCTTGTTCTAATTCTTGTTCTAGTTCTTGTTCTAATTCTTGTTCTTGTTCTAATCCTTGTTCTTGTTCTGGTTCTTTCTCTAATTCTGCTTCTTGTTCTAATTCTTGCTTTAATTCTTGTTCTTGTTCTTGTTCTAATCCTTGTTCTAATTCTTGTTCTAATCCTTGTTCCAATTCTTGTTCCAATTCTTGTTCCAATTCTGGTTCTAATCCTGATTCTGGTTCTTTCTCTGATTCAATTCCTAACGGTTCTTTCTCACTTTCTTTTTCTGTTTCTTTCTCTGTTTCTGCTGCCCTGTCTGTTTTTTGTTCGATTTTAAGATTATTCAAGGTAATTAATTGAAATTTAAGTGGGATATTAGTAGCCTTAAACCATTCTTTGTAACAGATATGATCTAATCTTAGTATATATAAATCTGTGTCTCTATCTTTCACTCTTTCTAAGAGAGCTAATCTGTGAAGATATTCAATATCTAACTCTTCACTATTGGATGTAAATGGTTCTTTATCTGAATAAACTGGTTTAATAAAGATATTATCCTTTATTTTATTATTAATCTTTAAATTGCAGACTAATTTTAGGTTAATAGCATTTCCAAGATGTGCATCATGAAATGCCATATATAGTTTTGAATCATTTGCTGCATTAGTATTAAGAATTATAGCAAATTCGTTCGCTAATATGGTTTTTCCATCATATCTTGTAGGATTAGGAAGATCTATTTTAAAGTCATGAATTGAGTCATAGACTCTAGTAATATGAATTTGTTCACTTCTATCAATGACTTTATATAGACGAATCTTCTTTATAAAGAAGATATCGTTTAGGGAAGGGGAATCTTTCCCTCCAATTAGTACTCCTAATGTAATTTCATCAGCATCGTTATCTTCTAATTTAAAATAAGCTCTAGTAAGACATGTTTTGGTGTTCATCGTTATTTCGGGTAGACCAACTCTCGTTTTAATTAAACGTTCTTTCTGCTTATTAATCACCCATAAGAACGATTTTGAATTATTTGCAAATCCATCAACCTCTAAACAATATTCCATGTTTAAATCATGATCTTTATTATATCCTAGATTTAGAGTTAATTTAATCCCTGGTGTACTTCTTATTTGCTGTGATTGACAGATTAAATACCAATCATTATCGATAATTTCCCGACTAGTTTTCACATTTTGATTCTTAACGAAACCTGCTAGATCATTATTAAATGACCATTCAAAACATTGACTCATTAGATGTGGAATAAGTTTACTGCTTATTGGGCTTTCTAAATTTTTTTTATGTAGTTCTATATTTTTAGATGTTTTTTTTGATTTTGTTCAGACGTATTTAGATTCCAATATAAATTTATTCACATTTATGAATTTTATTTCATACACTCTTAAAAAAGAGGCCCTAATGCCTATTTATAGACCTTCGACAAAAATGATTCCTTACTTTTTGAATCTTTTTTTGTCGGGAAAGAAGGGCTATTTGGAGTTTCCCTTCTTACCTTTTTTTAAATTTGGTTTTATCAGTTTTGAGCTTTTTAAAATATCCATTTTTTCGGTTTCTTTTGATTTTATCATTATAATTATAAGTGGTGCTTTTTCTGGTTCTATTAAGGCATATTTTTCCCTTTGTGCATCATTAAATGTTCTTCTTTCTTTTCAATCTTACTTTCTATTATTCGCTGTAAATATTTCGGACGCTCTAAACTATTAGTTTGTGTATTAATACTTTTCTTATATTTCTTGAAGCATTTTTATCACGTCCCCATGTTATCTTACAATCATTGTTATTGCAACGAGTGATATCATAGATATCATGACTATTTGAAAAGTATTTTATAAATATATTTTATATAAAAATAAGATATAATTAATAAAAACGATAAAAGTGATTAAAAAGCATATTTTTTTAGTAAGTGAATGTCCTGCATTCCTATTATAATAGAAGTGCGAAATAATCATATACTGCAAAATATCCTCATTGATTTTTTACATTGGTTTTTTCTAATAATGCTTATTTTTGCATTTTTGTGCAAGGCTATTTCGAAAATATATTTTAATATTTTTCAGAAAAAATGATTTTTTGAGTTCTTGGTCTGCGCATATATTGATACTATATCACAATGAGTTTCGGGAGAATTAAATCTTTTACTTCTAAACCTACTGCTAAAATTAAGAATAAGGATATTAAATTATTATTTTATAATATTAAGTAACAAATCTATGACTTCACTCATTAAATAACAATGACAGTAAGA